GGCATGATAAAATATTATAAAATTAGTGTTACTCTTATTATTACCTAGGTTCGAAACCACCTAAGTCAAATCCACCTCCCATTATGTCATTACCTGACGATTCGAAGTTTGTAGCGGGTGCATCATTTTGTCTTTGAGCGATCATCTCGCTTTGTTGTGTACCTTGTATTCTTGTACGTTGATCTTTACGATCTTCCATTTCGCCTTCTTTTCTCTTAGCATTATCTACTTCGATTCCTTTAAGCCTCATGTTATACTGGAATTCTATTTCCATCAATTGTTTCTTAGCATCAACCTCTACGCCTATTCTTTGGTTTTCAATTTGGCCTTTTAATTGTTCTAATTGAGCCTTCGTAGAAAATAATGCTTGGTCTTTTTGTATCTCTGCCTGAGCAGCTACTTGTTGTGCTTGAGCATTTGCATCTGCTTGAGCTTGTATATTAGCTTGATTCTCAGCTTGTAAACGTTCTTGACGTTTCTTTTGCTTAACCTTTAGTAATTGATTAGCTAGTTTTAAGTTAGCTACTTGTCTAATATCTATTGCATCAGATAAATCAATTAATCCACTGCTCAATGCAATTTGTAAATTGTTTTCTAATACAGCTTTTTGTTCGTCGTCTGGTTGTAATTCTAATGAGATACCAAAATCATGTAAGTGTAAGTCTTTTAATTCGTCTAACACTGCTACATTAAATCCACCGATCTTTTGAATGAAAGATTCTTTTGCTGGATGGTACTCTAGGATATCTGATATTCTTAATGATAAACATTCTGCTGTTTCTCTAGTCAAATATAAGCCTGAGTCTAATATATGTCTTGTTGCTGTATTTGAATTTGCTGCAGCTAGTTTCTGAACACCTACTAATGCTCTTGCATCAGGTGTTGAACCATCACTTGCCTCATTTAATCCGGTTACATCTCTTATCATTTGTAGATAGTAGTTGTAAGTAGATATTAATGTTTGTAATTTTTGACCACCACTTCCTGTAGGAACTTCCTGAATAGGTACTTTACCTGGATTCATATCTCCCTCTTGAGTAAATGATCTACCTATTATAGATCCTGTTTGGAAAAACATGTTTAATGCTTCCTGTGGATTATAATTTGTACCATTACCTAAATCAACTTCATTTATACCATCAGCATCTAAGAATACACCGTCTGGTATCATTCTTTGTAATACTTGTTGTAATTTTAAATGTGTTAACTGGATCATATCTGCAAATCCTACACACTTGCTAACTAATGATTCTATTCTGCCTCTATACATTCTAGGAGCAGTAATAGCATAATTCATTTTAACTTTCGATGCATCACTCTTAGGACGCATCATATTCTTAGCCATCTCCCATTTAAGTAAGATATCCGTACCTACTACTAAAACACCTTCATAAAGAACCTCTAAAGATCTTGACATCTTTCCGAACTGCTCTTCATACATTTCAATAGGTGGATCAAACTGATCATCTCTTACAATGATTTTACTTGCTCCTGTAGCTGTTTCTTTTACTTTATAAACTTCATTCATGTACGTTTTATAGTTGAAGTATAAAACTTGAATAACGTTTGAATCTCTATTTCCTCTGTTATTAGCTAAACTATTATCATAAGAACCATAGTTCTGAGATCCTTGTTGCTGTATCTTTTCTAATTCATCTTGAGTTAGGTTCGGAAACTGCTTTTTAAGCTCGTTTAAGGGAATGAATTTCACTTCCCCTGCATAATATATATCTTGAAAATAAGGGTCCTCTGTGTACGAATAAACTAAATAAGCTGGATCAACATAATCAACAGTAACTCCTGTAGCTTCTGTGAAATTATTCTTTACAGCCCCAATACCTAATGTTGTTAAATCGTAATAAGTTCTTTTCTTAGTTAAATCATATTTGTTCTCAGCGAACATTGTATTTAATGCTTCTTCCTCTGCTATTTCAATTCCTTGTTTATAGCTTAATTGCATGTGAATATCTAATTCTTCTTCCGAATCAGGTAATTTCTCAGGAGCATTTTCAAATAAGTTAATACCAAATTGTTCTTGAGCAAACTGATTTAATTCAGCTGTTTGTAAGTCTCTAATAATAGATTCCATATAAGCTGTTCTCTTGCTAACTCCATAAGGATCTTGAGAAAAAGCATTTATATCGAATGATCTATCAGAAACCCCGTTAACAACTATATCAACAAACTTCGCTAATATAGGTACAGGTTTCCAATCTAAATTCAAATAAGATAAATCTCCGTTAATAGAGAGTTCATCTTTATATTTTTGGACCGGTTGCTCACCTCTTGCATATAATCTTAAGTTATGAAAAGTATTTTGGTTGCTACTATAGCGAGTCGTCCCTGAATTGCTGGAGAACCATTCATTTTGAATTGCTCTACCAACCTGTAAACCGTAGTCTCGTGACATTTTCTCTGCGTCACCTACTACTTGGCTTGGGAAAAAACTATTTATTGCATTCTGCGCCATATTATCCTTTTATTATTTTTGATGAGTTTCCTTCATGCGTGTATTTAGCAAATCTTAAGCTAACTGTTTGTTTTTGTAATTTTGCACTAGGCCTATATAAATCCTTATGACAAGCCATTACCGCTAGTCCAGAACTTATAGCTGCATCAAACTTAGTTCTATTGTTAATATCAAATTTGGACCAGTCATTTAATGTTTCATTAAAATACATAGTTCCGTAATCTCCTGTTTCGTGGTTAAGACCAACATGACTATCTATATACATCTCGATAGCAGCAGCATGCGCTTGCTTTATGTCCTCACTTGAATTTGGAATTCCACCTATTTCCTTTTCTGTTATCGATAATTTACTCCAAAGCTTGTCAGGTCTATTCATAGAGTAACCTCTATATCCTCTTCTTTTGAAATAATACAACAATCTAGGTTTGTTATTCTCGCATAGTATAGGCATTCCGTAAAATACACAAGCCATCAAAACATCTTCAAAGAAAATCTCTGCTGTTTGTGGTCTTGCTACATATTCTAGAAAGAATGTACTGGATGGTACATCTTCCATACTAAACTTAGTTAAACCGTGTAATGCACCTTTAGATCCTCTTCCGTCGACTGTTCCTGATATATCATAACTATCACAACCAAAAGCACCCATGTGTTCATTACCTGGCCATCTAACACCATTCTTTATTAACTGTTTGTTCTGTAAGTTATAAGCCGGTGTCCAGGTTACTAAAAACCTTCCTTGGGGATTAGGTGAAAAAAGAACTTTTGAATCTTTAACCCCGTGTTCCCATTGGAAACTACCTCTTGTTATAACATTACTATTAGCTAGATCCTCGTTATAATCTATTTGTTCGTATATTTTCGCTAAATTAAATATACTATTTTTTGTTTCGTCTCTAAAAGCATGCTCCTCTGTACGAGGAAACTGTCTGTAAAACTCATTTAAAGCGTCCTGGTCTCCTTTTAATCCTTCAACCTCATTATTCCAATGTTCTATTACTCCTTGCTCAATTTCCTCGCCTTGAGGACCAACAGTGCCTTCTGCTGGTTTATTGAATACAGGTATTCCATAAGAATCAATGAAGCCTTCGTAGTTCCACTCCATAGGAATGAACAAAGAATAGAGTCCTGAACGAGTCTGTCCGTTGGCGTTTCTCTTTGTAACATCTGAACTATTATATAATTTCTTAAAATTCTCTCCCCCTTTATCTAAAGCATTTGATGTTGATCCCATCATACACTTACCAATAATTCTAGAACCTAATCGTAACGTCGTTTTTGTGACCCTCCAGTTGTTGAGGATATTGTTCGGCCTTTCCCATTTACCCGATTCGTCGTGGACAAGGAGTTTGAGTTTCTCCCCATCGTACGCATTATCCCCGGTGTTCTTCCAGTCGATCGTTGTATCCAATCCCGCGAGGGTTTCAACCTTCGAGTTGGAGTCAAGTCTACGTCTTGTAAGTTTTGATGCCGGAACCCTGTAGGCAAGCTCTGTCTTCGGCCTGTCCATACCATCCTGTATTGGCTTGAAGAAAAAAGGAAAGTTGACGGATATTGGTACAACCTTGTCGGTAAACATTTTCTTAGCATCAGACCCTGACTTAGATAGAATCCCGAACCTTGCGTCACTTGATATTGTTGCCAAGTTAACAGTCTCACCGGATGCCATAAACGAGAACCCAGAACGTCGGTTTTTAAGGTATGACATTCCGTAGCAGCGTTTATCTGCTTTGCAAGCTTCCCAGAATATATAGAATAATCTGTTTGACTCGCGAAAGTCTGGCTTCCCAACATCAATCTTGGACCACTGCAGGTACATAAAGTGAGTACCAGTAATGTAAGCATCCACGTCTTTATTATTAAACCAATGTCCCTCGTCACGTTTTCTGAATTGCTCATCTATATATTCTCCCCACGTATTTTTAAATCCCTCCGGATAATCCCTCCAGTCAAAAATGCTTTTTATGCCTTTTAGTTCTTTAGGGTATTCCTCTGGAATCCATTTGTCGTTAGTCTTATCTAATTTTCCTGGTGATAATGGTAAAGCTATCTTAAGATTCTGTATCTTATATATCTCTCCAATTTTACCTGTCTTACTGATTACAACGATATCGTGCTCCTTGTTGTATCCGTATTTCCATTTCTTGCCTTTATTTAATCTAGTGATAGTAGTACGTTTAACAGGCTCTATAATACTATATAAAGTTTGTTGGTACATTATTTAGATCTTTTTTCAGCAAAGCCTTTGAATTCCTCTGTAACAGCTTCTACTTTTGGTTTATTATCAAGCATCCTTTGTTCTTCATCAATACGGTTAAGTATTTCGAAAGCATCAAAAATTGCCAGCTTTTTAGTAGCCGCAGCGTTTTTTAGCTTGTCAGCAGTAAGATCATCGTCTGAATCAACGATAGCTTCTTTAGCTACTTTTATAAGTTCCTCAACTGCCTTGTGCCCAGCTAGGATTATATTCT